GTGGAAAAACACTTCCTGCCATTTCACTACCGCAACTTCGAGCGCAAATCTACGCAGCCTGAGCCTCGTCGATGATCTCGGTGTGGATCACAAACCCTGTCAGGTAAGGCAGCCCACGCGGGATCCCGTATTCCTTGCTGGTGATGCGACCGATTGTCCAGCCCATCCACTCTTGCGTGGCGGCGGCGATGGCGGCATCCAGATTCGCGCCGTGGTGCATCTGGTTGAGCACGCTGTCGGCAAAATGGCGTCCGTGGCGGCTGTCCATAAAGATTCGGACCGTTTCCAGCGACTGGCCGGTGGACTCGGCAATCGCGCGCATCGCGATGGGCCAGGCTGCTTCGGCGTGTTCGTTCATCGTGCCATAGAAGCCCCAAATTTCGACTTGAGGGGCGGGGATTGTGTTGGTGTTGGTCATCGTTTTCTCCTGCGGGGTGGTTGGTTTCGACACCCGTATGAACACGCTGTGTGCCAGGGAAGCCAAGCTTATCTTGATTGAAATTCAGTACCAGGAAACATCGGATTGCAGTTCGCTGGCCCGAGCCAACAAGGAGGCCACCTCGCGCAAGCGTCGTTCAACGCCTTCCTGGTCGATGCCGGGATCGAGGTAGCGCTGTGACCGGTGGATGGTCGGCATGCCGCCCTGATCGATCACGCGGGTTGCAAACGCCTCTTCCTGGTCGACGCTAGGCAGCGGGGTCGTGCCATTGAGGGCCACGAGGATGGCACGTCGAGCCTTGGGAATTTCTGCCAGGGTGATGCACCCGTAGCCGGCTTCGACATCGATGTTCAGTAGGCCCAGGACCAGGGCTGCGTTGCGGTTGTTGTAGTTGAGGTTCATCTCTTGCTGGCGGTCGATCTGCAGGGTGATGCTCATGGGGCGCTCCTGGGTTGAATCCGGTGATGGCAGGATGAACGCGCTGTGTGATTGAGAAGCCAAGCGTATTCACCTGCATTTCCGTGAGTTTGATCAGCCTGCCCGCAGCACCCTGATGCCTTCATTGGCGAGGGTCAGAACCGCGCTGGCAAACGCCACCTCGGCCAGCCAGGGCGCAGCCTTGGCGTCCGACAGCAACTCGTCGATGGCATCCTTGGACTTGGCGCGCATCGCGGCACACGCGGCCTCCTGTCGCGCCGGGCTGGCGGTCCTGATCTCGGGGCAGAGGCGAACCAGGGTGGTCAGGGCTGCGGTGCCGAGTTGTTGCCCCAAGGTATCGATGGCGATGGTGTTCATTGCGCATCCTCCTGGCTGTGGCAATCGATCACCTTTACCGCGTCACTGGCGAAGGCCTTGGCCTCCTCCATGCTGCGGTGGTGGAAGAAGTACACCGTGCCGTCGGCGCGGATGGCTTTGTAGAGGTGGAAGTCCATGGGGTGGCTCCGGGGGTCGTGGATGACGCCCCCATGAACGCGCTGACATGGAATGAAGCCAAGCTATTCCAAGCAGAAGATTGCCGGTTCATCGCTTGCAAGCCCATGAATTCCTTGGTGACAATGCGACCTCCAAAACCCGGAGACGCAAAATGAATAAAACCGAGCTGATTGCCGCCATCGCTGCCAAGTCCGAACTTACCAAGGCCGACGCAGGTCGCGCACTGGCCGCTGTTCTGGATACCCTGTCTGAAACGATGGCCAAGGGGGAGTCAGTCACCTTGATCGGCTTTGGCACTTTCAAGACCAGCCAGCGTGCCGCGCGAGAGGGCAAGAATCCCCAAACGGGAGAGAAGCTCAAAATTGCTGCTGCAACGGTGCCGAAATTCACAGCAGGCGCCACCTTGAAAGCCTTGGTAAATCCGGTGAAGAAGCCCAAGACCACCAAGGCCACCAAAGCGGCTAAACCCGCCAAGAAGAAATAATGGATGGGGCGGAAAAGCCGCCCCAACTAAATCAGGCGACGTGGTAAACCCGGTCGCCGCCCTGGGCCTTCTCCGATGTCAGGACAAGGCCCAGTTTCTTTTTAAACGCCCCGGCAAAGGTGCCTCGCACGGTGTGGGGCAGCCAACCGGTGGCGCTGCAGATCTGTGCGATCGTCGCGCCCTCCGGACGTTTGAGTAGCGTAATCACGGTGGCCTGCTTGCTGTTCTCGCGGGTGCGGGGTGGCTTTGCTTCGGCGTGCGCCTTGGCTTCGATGGCGGCCACAGCCGCTTCGATCTCCGGATCTTCGTCGTGGCTGGCGTCGGCCTCGCCCGCTTCCGGCGTGATGGGCGCGGGGCGTGTGCAGCCCAGCGCGTCGTAACCCTCGGCGGCGACGAACCAGTCCGTGCCGTTGGGGGTGATCAATGCGCGGTTGAACAATCCGGCGATGACTTTCTTGCGCACGCCGCCGTTGATGTTCTCCGGGAACCAATCGATCTTGCCGTCAGTGTGGTGGATGGCATAGGCCAGGATGGCGTGCTGGGTGGCGGTGAGTTGGAGGGTGGTCATTTGCTGTTCCTTCGGGGTGGTTGATGGTGATGTGATGAACGCGCTGTTCCGAGGTGAAGCCAAGCGTTTCGGGCTTGGGCTTCGATCTGAATTCAGTCAACGCTGGCGATGTCCTGCTCGGAGGGGCGCGACACGTTCATGCCGACTTCGACGCCCGCTTTGAACGCGGCTTCCAGCGCGTCGCGGACGCTCCAGACCGCCAAGTCGTGGAAATCGAGGCGATCCGAATGGCGGGTTTCCAGGGTGTCGATGCGCAGGTGCTTCTGGGCGATCAGGGCGTAAATGGTGTCGATCTGGGTCATGGTCGTGTCCTTCTGAGGTCGTTGATGGTGATGTGATGAACGCGCTGTTCGAGCGGGAAGCCAAGCATTTCGCCGGGCTTCCCGATCTCGATCAGTCCTCGTCGTCGTCCTCCGTGGCATCTTCGATTTCCGCGATGGTGTCTTCCATCGAGCACATCGAGCCGCCCAAGTAGCTGTGGTCGTTGGTCAGGGCGATCTTGGTGTGGGCAAGCCAGTAGGACTCGGCCCGTTGCAGCGTCATCTCCTGGCCGCTTTGCTTGATCAGGGTCTTGGCTTGCTCCAGGCACTCCAGCATCTGCATCTGGATATCGCGTAGTTCGTCAACGATTTCCTGGCGTTTTTCGGGGGTTTGCGTGGTCATGTTCGTCTCCGTGGACGTGGTTGATGGTGTGGTCATGAACGCGCTGTGCCAGAGACAAGCCAAGCTGAATCTCGAACAAAACCATCAATTTCTCTCTGGATTCCATGGGTCTCTCGATTCGCGCCTACGCCCGCCATCGGGGGGTGTCCGACACCGCCGTTCACAAGGCGATCCGCGCTGGCCGCATCACGCCCGAAGCGGACGGCACGCTGGATCCGAACAAGGTCGATCGGGAGTGGAACAAGAACACCGAGGCCCCGGCACAAGGCACCCAGCGCCGGGCCGAGACCATCACCATCAAGGAAGCGCCAGCACCATCCGAGCCGCAAACACCCAGTCTGGGCACCGGCGGCACCTCATTGCTGCAGGCGCGCACCGTCAACGAAGTGGTCAAGGCGCAGACCAACAAGGTGCGCCTGGCCCGGCTCAAGGGCGACTTGGTCGATCGCTCCCAGGCCATCGCCCATGTCTTCCAGCTGGCGCGCAATGAACGCGATGCCTGGCTCAACTGGCCGGCGCGGGTGTCGGCGCAGATGGCAGCCACGCTCGGCATGGATGCACACACCCTGCACATCGCGCTGGATGCGGCGGTGCGCACGCACCTGATGGAACTGGGCGAACTGCGCCCCAAGGTGGATTGATGGACTACGAAGGTGCTCTGGAGATCGAAAGCGCCTGGCGCGAGGGGCTCACTCCGGATCCGATGCTGACGCTGTCGGAATGGGCCGACCGGCACCGGATTCTTTCCAGCAAGTCCTCCTCGGAGCCAGGGCGCTGGCGCACCAGCCGCACGCCATATCTCAAGGAGATCATGGATTGCCTGTCGCCGACGTCGCCGATCGAACGCATCGTGTTCATGGCTGGCGGCCAGCTGGGTAAGACCGAGTGCGGCAACAACTGGATCGGCTACGTGATCCACCACGCGCCAGGCCCGATGATGGCGGTCTCCCCCACGGTGGAGATGGCCAAGCGCAACTCCAAGCAGCGGATAGACCCCTTGATCGAGGAGTCGCCCACCCTCAAGGAGCTGATCTCGCCAGCCCGCAGCCGCGACTCAGGCAACACCATTCTGGCCAAGGAGTTCCGGGGCGGCGTCTTGGTGATGACCGGTGCAAACAGTGCTGTCGGCCTGCGCTCAATGCCGGTGCGCTATCTGTTTCTCGACGAGGTGGATGGCTATCCCCTGGACGTGGATGGCGAGGGCGATGCGATTTCGCTGGCCGAGGCCCGCACCCGCACCTTCGCGCGGCGCAAGATTTTTATCGTCTCCACCCCGACCATCGCCGGGGTGTCGGCTATCGAGCGCGAGTACGAGGCGTCCGACCAGCGCCGCTACTTCGTGCCCTGTCCGCACTGCGGGCATCAACAATGGCTGCGCTTCGAACAACTGCGCTGGGACAAGCATCAGCCGGAGACGGCAGCTTACGTCTGCGAGACCTGCGACACCGCCATCGCCGAGCATCACAAGACTTCGATGCTGGCAGCCGGCGAGTGGCGGGCGCTGGGAACGAGTAATGGAAAGACGGCAGGCTTCCACCTGTCGTCGCTCTACAGCCCGATTGGCTGGCGGTCCTGGCGCGACATTGCCGCCGCCTGGGAGTCTGCTGTGAACAAAGAATCCGGCTCGGCCTCGGCGATCAAAACCTTCAAGAACACGGAATTGGGTGAGACCTGGATCGAGGAAGGCGAGGCGCCGGACTGGCAGCGGCTGCTGGAGCGGCGCGAGGAGTACCGCATCGGCTCCATCCCCATTGGCGGGCTGCTGCTGGCGGGTGGGGCCGACGTGCAGAAGGATCGTATCGAGGCCTCGATCTGGGCCTTCGGGCGCGGCAAAGAGGCATGGCTGATCGAGCATCGCGTGCTGATGGGCGATACCGCGCGGGACACGGTTTGGCGTCAGCTGGCCCAGATACTGACCGAAACCTGGACCCACACCTCCGGCGCGCGACTGCCGCTGGTTCGCTTCGCGCTGGACACCGGCTTCGCCACGCAAGAGGCCTATGCCTTCGTGCGGGTGGCAAAGGATCACCGGCTGATGGCGGTGAAGGGCGTACCGCGTGGGGCGGCGTTGATCGGCACGCCCACGGCGGTGGATGTGACCCAGGCCGGCAAGAAGCTGCGCCGGGGCATCAAGGTCTATTCGGTGGCGGTGGGCATCGCCAAGCTGGAGTTCTACAACGCATTGCGCAAAGCCGCCGAGGTGGACGAGGACGGCGTCACGGTCATCTTTCCTGCTGGCTTCGTGCATCTGCCGAAGGTGGACGCAGAGTTCATCCAGCAACTCTGCGCCGAACAATTGATCACCCGCCGCAACCGCAACGGCTTCCCGGTGAGGGAGTGGCAGAAGACCCGCGAGCGCAACGAGGCACTGGACTGCTACGTCTATGCCAGGGCCGCCGCTGCTGCCGCTGGGCTGGACCGCTTCGAGGAACGCCATTGGCGCGAACTGGAGCGGCAGATGGGGCTATCGCCCCCGGATCCACAAACGACTGAAACCGAATTCCCTATCGAGGCCACCCCCAGCGGTGGCCTCGGTGTTTCTGGAATCCCGAAACCCGCGCGGCGCGTCATCAAGAGCCGCTGGATCGGGTGAT